AAATGCTGTTCTGTTGTTCGACGAAGTTGAAAAGAGCCACCCAGATGTAACTACTGTGTTATTGCAGATGATGGATAATGGTTTTATTACTGGTTCAAATGGGAAACAGGCAGATTGCCGTAACTTAATACTTATTCTCACTACTAATGCTGGCGCTAACGAAGCTGAGAAAAATGCTATTGGATTTGGCTCACAGGAAAAAGAATACACAGATAAGGATCTTAAGAAATTCTTTACGCCTGAATTCCGTAATCGTTTAGATGGCATTATGACATTTAATAAACTCGGTAAAGAATCTATGACCAAGATTGTTGTTAAGTTTATTGATGAACTACGTGCACAGATCAAAGATAAAGGTATTAAGATTAAACTAGATAAGGAAAGTACTAACTGGTTGATCGCCAAAGGCTTTGATCCTAAAATGGGCGCTCGTCCGTTACAACGTGTTATTGATAAAGAAATCAAACGTCCATTGGCTAAACTGATGTTGTTTGGATCTTTGAAAAACGGTGGGACAGCTGCTATTACAATTGCGGATGACAAATTAGTAATTGTAGACACACCAAGAGAAGTCAAAACACCATTGTTAACTGTAGACAATACTACATCATTAGTGAGTATAGATGGAGTATAAGACTACTAATCGTCTTTTTCGTGGAGCATATCAGTACAAAATTGTGCTGGTATGCGCCGGTGCGAGTTTGTTTAGAAGCGGCAATATAGGGCATGCTTTAGCAGAACTAAAAAAAATAAATTTGCCCGAAGATGCCAAAAACACATCTAAATGGCGTACTAACTATATTAAAAGTCAAGATGATATAGATTATAATTTCAAATTAGCGTCTAGATTACTCGATATGAAAGATTTCGAAATACGTGTAGAAAGCCCGTGGATTTCAATTTATACAAACGATCAAGCAAGTGTCGATGCTATACTTAACTTAGACTCTTCTAAAGTTAAGTACATTTCTGTTCCCCCCGCAACTGGTATTGCAGAAAATACCATAGTCATGCCCAAAATAAACTTTGACTATCGTGTAACACTGGGCAAAACTACAAATCCTAACTTGGCATTTATTGAATGGGCTGAAAAAAGTCCCAAATTGCGATTGACAAAAAGTTGCATACGGGACCTCACCAGCACTCGCAGTTGGGGCGGCACACACTTCTATGTTACTGGCGACAACACGTTGCTCATGGCTCGTATGCACTTAGGCGGCTGTATATCCAAGATAGAGCGCATAGTTAAAGCCTAACCTGTTCATTGCAAAAGCGATAAATACTCTAAACCAGTAGCATTCTATTGGGCATTAAAAATGGGCTTATCATGCGTATACGTGAATTATTAGAAAGTTTTAATTTTAAAGAAGACGAATTTGTTAAAAAACACAACAATAAAGTTGAGTTGGACTATGATCTTGCCGAAGATTTAATACATTTTATGCACAACGATGACGATGTGTATCGTCGTCATACCTATCCAGCATTGATGAAATGCATTGATAGTGTCAAAAATAAAAAGGCCACAAACGGTAAAATGTTTGCAGAAGCCATGAAAGAGTGCTACAAACTATACAAGAAAAAGTTTCCCATTCGTATTTTACCAAAAGAAATGGACGAAGATATTTGCGAAGAAGCATGTGAAAAAATGCATGAAGAAGTGTTAGAACACATTAGTTCTGGAAAGTACAAGGACTGATATGTTACTACGCGAACTGTTTAGAAATATTAAACAGCCTATATTCGAAGGCGGCAACATTTGGCCTGAATCTGAAGGGTTTGACCAAGCCATCGCCAATCATCTTGTGCATGAAACCAATCGTTATCTAAGTGGTGTTGGCGCCCATGCTTATGTGATTGGTAGTGCTGCTACACCGACTCCAGGAAAGATTAGTGGTGACTTAGATGTTATGGTGGATGCCACTCAGCTTGCACAAAAATTTGGTACTAAAGATGGAAAAACTACTCGTATTGAATTAGAAAAATATCTACAAAGCAAAGGTCTACAGACTAAAAAAACTGGTGTAACAGTACACATCTTATTACCATACAAAGAAAAATACTATCAAGTAGACATTAAAACTGTTGGCAATGCAGAAAAGGTTCATAAGTTTCATCATCATGCCATTCCTCAAGGTAGCCCTTATAAAGGTGTACATAAACAAATGATGATGAATGCATTGGCTAGTAGTCAAGGTATGTTGTGGTCACCCGATGAAGGCCTATATGCTAGAGATGCTATGGGTAAAAAGTCAGATTTTGTCAGCGATGACTTAGATACCATTGCCAAACGTCTATTGGGCCCACATGCTAAAGCCGCAGATCTAGGCAGTGTTGAAAGTATAATGAATGCCATCCCTGACGAAGCACGTCGCAATGAAATATTCCAACAAGCATCAAGTGGTGCAAGTTGGCAAGCTGTTACACCGCAACCTGTAAACGAAGCGGCAACACCCGCTGTTGGTCGCAAATATCAACACATAGAAGATCTAGTGTTTACTAACGGTAGCACAGGTGGCTTGCATGCTGTCGAACGACTACGCCATATGACCAGTAAGGGCGGAACTATAGAATTAAAATGGGACGGTAGTCCTGTAGTCTACTGGGGACGTGATGAAGAAGGCAAGTTTCATATGTTCCCTAAAAACGCTTGGGATTATATGAAGCGTGGTACTACTCATACTAAAAGTGGAGTTACTACCATGATGAATGATCCAGATGATGTTGCTATGTTTATTCTAGGAACAGGAACAACACAACCTGGACAAGAAGATCAACGTCGTGCATTTGCTCAAGGGCTTGCGGATCTTTGGCCGTACTTTGAAAAAATCAGTCCAAAGAAAGGCTATATCGAAGGCGGTATATTATTCAGTCCATTACAACCGGCACAACTAAATCAGTCAACTAACGAATACGATTTCCAACCTAATATAACAGCTTTTCATATTCCAGCAGGAAGTGAATTAGGCAAACGTATTGCCAAGGCAAAAGTTATGGTTGCTGCAACTGGCTATTATACACACATTGGTGCAGATGAAACACGTTATCCCAATGCTGAAAAATTGTCTACTGCAGATGTCATTGTACAAGGTACAACATATGTTGAAAATGCTCCGCAAGTAGATTCAACTGGATTGGATCACACTGAAGATTATATTAAGAGTAATAAAGCAGCAATTGACAGTTTTATTGCTGGACAACCTGGTCTAAGTAAACCAGGAGATGTGCTTTATAGTTTCTTTAATCAAAACTTACGTGTGCAAGGTGTTAAACAAAAGTTTGCACAATGGGCACAATCTAAACTAAGCAACACTCAAGCACAGAAGATACTAAGTCATCCAGGGTTGGACGCTGTACTAACAGCCGTAGAATTACTAACACATGAAAAAATGAAAGTAATTAATTCATTAAGTTCAGGCACACACGGCGGAATTCGTCAAACAAAGCCAGAAGGATATGTACAAGCGCATCCTGGTGGCAAATTTAAAAACGACTTGCCTGGACAGTTTGTCAAAACTATTGACCAGGCTAACTGGGCACCAAGGAAAGACTAATGTTTTTACGTGAATTTTTAAATCGTACTGGTGAAGGCAAAGCGGCTGTAGTTGGCTGGGGACGTGGCATGGGTCACAAAGGACACATGTATTTGGCTAGTAGTGTAATTACACAAGCCAAAGATCACGGAGCAGATCCGTATTTTGTGGTTAGTCGCACAGTCGGTAAAGATGATCCAATCACACCTGATGAAAAATTAGGAATCTACAAAAAAGTATTTCCTAAACATGGACATATTTTTCATACAGCTACAGATGAAATGCCAGATTTAACTCGTGTATTAACTCAATTGAGCAAACATGGATATACCGATGTCACTGTTGTTGTAGGTGCTGACCAAGTCGGTGCATTAAGTTATGTTAAGAACTATAACGGCAAACCTGATAAATCTGGAAATATTCCATTTGATTTTAACACATTAAATGTTATTGCTCGTCAAGAAACAAATGATCCAAGTGCCGGTGAAGAAGGACCACGTGCTACGCCTATGCGAGCAATATTGCAAGATCCTAATGCAACTGAAGAAGAAAAATTTGCAGCATGGCGTGATGCAATGAGTCCCGAACTAAGCGATGACGAAGTTCGTGAGCTAATGAATAAAGCACAACAACGCATGGCAGATCCTGCATTTGGTAAAGCTCCTAAGAAACCTAAGAAAGAAAAAGTTGCAGATGAAAGTCTAATGGGATTTTTAGGTAAAGTTGAAAAACCTGTCAAGAAGAAACCTGTAGCCAGTGCAGAAGAGATGCGTAAATGGTTTGAAAAAGAAAAAGCTAAAGATTCAGACAAAATTGAAAGAGGCACGGGAGATAAAAAAGCACAACAAGTATATACTAGATCAGATGAAAATTTGATTAAATATGCTAACAGGATGGTAAGAGAAATGAGAGCACAAGAATTCGTTCGTCGTCAATTAAATGAAAAAGCAACTATAACTTCCGCAACACCCGATGCACCTTATGCCGGCCAGGGAGACAGTGATGATTTGGCAGACGAGCATTTAGCAGGGTTAAATCATGCTGTAAGTTTTCCATCTATTAGCATGAACAAATCAAACGGTAGTAGTTATTTGCAATACCGTTTCGGTCTAGCTATGGCAGGTGCGCATCCTAACCCTAATGATCATATGCCTACTCCAATGAGCACTGGCGGTGCATTTAGCGGTGATCCATTAATTGCTCCGTTCAGTGATCAAGATTTAGAAATAGTTAAAGCAGCTGGTAAACATATCGGTGCTGGTAAAATGACCAGGTTAGCAGACAAGAGTAATGAAATGTCAGATACTAATAAACTTAGTCCAGTTGCTAAACAAAAGAAAAATAGATACGGTGTATAATGCGAGCTAAAGAATTTTTATCTGAAAGAACAGGAAAACACCATCCAGATCACGAATCTGTGCATAAAGGTATTAGTGCAGATAGAGATCCGGGTGGATATTATCCTAATTATCATCAGTTAAGAACAGGTATGGCATTAGCAATGGCTGATGGTGGAAAAGATAAATTAGATGTAGACCACGAAAGCTGGATGGGGCCTTTCTGGACTCAACATCCTTATACCGAAGTTGAACACAATATGTTTAAACAAGTACGTAAAGCTATACCCACCGAACATCATCAGAGAACTCCATGGGCAGATAGTAAAGAACCAGATGATACGCATAAAACTAGCCCTGTAGCCGCTCGCAAGAAAAACAAATACGGAATTTAAAATGGACGAGAAATATCATCTAGCACTTAAAACAGCATTTGCCAGTGAATTTAGTTTTTATCTAAAATCACATAATTTCCATTGGAATGTGGAGGGCCCATTATTTGGTCAATTACACGAATTGTTTGAAAGAATCTATACAGAAGTTTATGGTAGTATTGATACATTTGCAGAACATCTACGTGCACTACAAGTTTATACACCAGCCAGCTTGCAAAAATTCAGTATGTTAACTACAGTACAAGATGAAAATCGTGTACCAGAGTGGAAAGAAATGTTAGAAGAATTACTAGCAGATAGTGACCGTATGGCAGATATATTCCGTATTACATTTGATATGGCTGAAGCGAATGGCGATCACGGACTAAGTAATTTCTTAGCCGATCGTCAAGATGCACATAAAAAGCATAGCTGGATGCTTAGATCGAGTTTGAAGTAATGGATGAACTAGCACGTCTTAAGAAGTTGGCAGGTGTTAATGAATTTAAAGGCCTGCAACCATACGAGCTAGACGGAATTAATATCAGTGTTACTGGTACTGAAAAAGCTAAGTTGATGCGCGAGCACAATATTCAACCTGGAACACCTGAATGGTTTCAATTATGGTTTAGTAAGCCATACTTAACTGGTGAAAAACCTGTAGGAAAATAATATGAAAATGAATGAATTAGTTGAAAGTTTAGCCGATGATTTTATGAAAATGGCTAGAGAAAAAGGCATGAATGTGCGTGTTGCAGGAACTCCTGAACAAGAAAAACAACGCACTATGGATATGTTAGCCAAGCGTCGTGCAGAACAAGAGCATCGCAATCGCGAAGTTACAGGACAGGATCATGCTAATCTACATCAGCTTGAAGCCGAATATGAAAAGATGAAAAACGAATATAAATCGTTAGGCGGTTCCAGCTGGCAATATGCAGATCGTGAACAAAATCTCACTGCTAGCGAACGTAAAGCACGTAGCATGGAAGATGGTTTGAATCGTTTGCATGCACGAATTGTTAGAGCTAGAAAACACGGCGAACAAGGCATGTCAGAATCAGCTAGTGCAGGTGCTACTAGTGCCGCAAATATTGGTACTGTAGATGCACCACAACTAAGTCCAGGCAAGGCTCGTGGTAAGAAAAGCTATACTGGATCTCCAGGTAAAAGTGGTACAAAAGCGCCGCCGCAACCTAAAGTAGTACAGCCAAAAACCAAGATGGGAACCGCTGTAAATGCCCTAGATATGAAGGGTAAGAACATTTTTGGCCAGGCTGCAGAGTCAGCAGTAATCAAAAGACGCTAAATACATAAAGATAACGGAGTATACTCATGCCAGGATTAGACAACATGGAGCCAGGAATGGACCAACAAGAACCAGCACAAAATGATGTAATTGGTACACACGGTGAAGCAGATCGTGAAGGCGCAATGGCCAAAGCTGATTTGTTCAAATTAGCCAATTATTCACATAAATTATACCAACAAATTAATGATGAAGATCAATTAGAAGCATGGGTACAAGCAAAGATTACCAAGGCTGCTGACTATATTGCCAGCGTTTATCACTATTTAGAATACGAAATGAAGTTCAGCGAATACGGACATCATTTGGATAACAGCGATACACTAAGCGAAAGCCAAAAGAATGTTCTTAAGGCTCGTTTAATGGAAGCTAAGGACAAGATGAAAGAGTTGAAAAAGACTCAAGCTGAAAAAGTCAAAGAAAAGAAAGTTGACGAAGGCGTCATGCGTGGCGGTGAACAAGAGTGCGCAGAATGTGGCGGCACTGGTATGGTAACTATTCCAGGTATCGAGCCAAGCGAAAAAGCTCGTCGTTTAGCTGCTAAACATGCTACACATATCAAAGGTATCAAAGCCGCATTGAATCGTGAAACAGAAGTAGATGAAGAAACTAGCAGTACTGGTGGTACAATTACTCGTACAAAAACTGGACTACGTCACTCGCACAATCCAGCACGTTTCAGTGATGAGCCACATGCAGAACCAGCAAGTAAAGTTAAAGCTCGTTCAGCTGCTGACAAAGCAGGTGAAAAGGCTCAAGACAAAGCTGACGAAAAAGAATCTAAAGCATGGGGCAAAGCCAATCCAGGCAAGCAGACTATCATGAAGGGCGGAGTTAAAACAACTAACGAAGCTAAGAAAGCTGCTAAGGACTATGACGGCGATGGCAAAATTGAAAGTGGTAAAGACGAATACTTAGGTAGCCGTATTGCAGCCGCTAAAAAAGCTGGCAAATTGAAAGAAGGTCAAAAGTGCAATGAGTGTGGCATGATGATGGAAAAATGTTCATGCATGCACGAGTCTGCCGATAAGACTATGAGCCGTGCAGCCAAAGGCGTTATGAAGTATGGCAAAGAAGGCATGAAGGCTTTGGCTAAAGCTGGTAAAGAAGGCAAGAGTTTAGAGCCAGTTAAAGCCAAATACAACAAGTACGACGAAGGTGCTCCAAGTGCCGGACTAAGTGCCGCTAAGAAATCTGCTACAGTTAAAAAAGCTAAAGCCGGTGAAGATATTGGTAAGCCAGGTAAGGGTTTTGCTAAATTAGCAAAGAAAGCTGGCGGTGGCGAGAAAGGCGAAAAAATTGCTGCAGCTGCTATGTGGAAAAATATCAAAGAAACCACTGCTTATATTGCTGAAAAGGCAAAAGCTGCTAAACCTGATTTTCTAGATATGGATAAAGACGGTGACAAAAAAGAGTCAATGAAAAAAGCGGTTGCTGATAAAAAGAAAGAAACTGTTAAAGAATCCGCAGATGTAAATCGTATTCGTGAATTGACCAAGCGTCTATTGGGGTAATCCAATGGACATGAAGCGTATACTACAGGCATTAGATGGCGTTTCTACAAAGCCTGTAGCAGGCGCCAATGATATGAAAAAATTCCTTCAGGTTGTTACTGAAGGAACTAATCCTCATAAAGTTTCATTGCCAGTGCAAATGGCTATGCAACATTATCAGCAAAAAGAAGAAAAACCCCGAGCCCGTGTTGGACGAGATAGTGTTGTTGCCAAATACTTTTACGAAGTTGAGCAGGAGTTTCAAGAGCAAGCAGATCGTAAGCGTCAATTAATTAATCAATATGCCGGCACTATTGCCGAGCGTGTTATGATGCGTGAAGGCACGGATCCTAAATTAGAAAAAATTGCCAAGCGCAAAGCATTACAAGCAATTGATTCATCATTATACAAAAACTACGCAGAAGAAGTAGTGAATGAAAAAAGCACTACTGAAAAACAAGCTCGCACCATGGCAGCAGCTGCACACAATCCAGAGTTTGCCAAGAAAGTTGGTATTAAACAGAGTGTAGCTAAAGAATTCAATCAAAAAGACAAAGGCACTGCGCTACTTAGCAATGCTATGAAAGGCAAGCGAAAAGTAAAAGAAAATGAAATTCCAGGCCATAGCATGGGATTTAAACCAGGTCCTGGCGGTCCAGGTATTATGCCCAACGAAGCACATGATCCTAATTTTACAGGATTCATGAATAAAGCATTAGGCACACGCCAAGATAAAAAACCACTTAAAGTTGACCCAAAAACTGTTATGAGTATGAATAACATGCCAGGCTACAAACATGCGTTTAAGTTTGGTATGGATATTATTAAAAAGATGGATCCAGATACTAAACAACATTTTGCTAATGAAGATGACGATGCTTTAGAATCTTACATGATAGATATAGCTGAGAAAAAAGGTTTGATTCCAAAATATTTTGTTGAAGAAGATCTAAGTGAAGTGGTAGGTGAGTTTGAAGAAATATTTCACGATCCCGAAATGGAAGGTTGGAGCTGGGCAGATCTACTAAGAGATATGATCGGCCAAGAACCTATGGCACATGAAAAAGCCAATGTTCAGGCACACAAACAAATGATGGCTAAATCACAAGCTGAGAAAGATAATCCTCCACCGATAGACCCAAATAAATTAAAAGTTGTAAATCGTACAGATACTGGAAAATCAGAAATATGGTATCCACATGGCGACTTTTTTGGAACACCTTCCTGGGCAGTAGTTCAAGGTGGATTTAAAGATAAGGCGCATGCAGAACATACACTAGATCAATTACGTTTAAATCCCAATGTTGTTAACATAATTAAGAAAGCTATTGCAGACGATTTAGATGAAGGTCAGTCAGCACAGGTAAAATTAAGTCGTGCATGGGATAGAGAAAAAGCTAAATCAACTGCTAGTATAGAACGTGCAAAACAGGCCAAAGCAGAATTTGAAAAAGAATGGAAGGCCAAACAAGAAAAAAAATCTCAAGAACCTAATCCAATCAAAGAAGCCAACGCAAAAAAACGCACACTAAAAAATTCAAACCCGTGCTGGAAAGGGTATCATCCAGTAGGCACTAAGAAAAAAGGAGGCCGCACAGTACCTAACTGTGTTCCAAAGGAATAAACTATGAACATGCGTGATTTACTTAATAAACTAGATACAGTATCTGAAAACAATATATCTGAATTTAGAGTCGATGCTGGAAGACCACACGATTTTTATCGTCACGATAATTACTACGGTAATCCTCGTATGTGGGGTATGAATCCTTTAACAGGTATGTTATTTACAGCTGCTGAAATTGCTGCATTAAGCAATCGAGGAGTGACTCCCCAGATGGTGCAACAAATGCCGCCACAACAAATGGCGCAAGTAGTACAAGCTGCTCCAACAACAAATACTCCGATTATGCCAAGTAGTACAACAACTACAACTGGGCCAGCTGTACCAGTAGGTCAACCTATTGCAGGTGCAACTAAGTACTATAATCCAAACGGTGACGGTACATTCCAAGATCATCCTTATACACAAAGCGGAGACACTGCCGGATCGCCTGTAGACACTACTAAAGCTGACACAGACAACGCTGCTAAAATTGCACGTTTTAAAGAGTTGTTAGTAAAAGCAGGCGTAGGCGATTCGTCAGCAGAAAAGACTGACTATAGCCTAGCCGGAGATAAAGCAAACAACGGCCTTGGCATGAAAATTAAAGAAGGATTTGCAAGAGATCCATTATTAGAAAAATTAAGATTAATCGATTCTGGACATAAATTCAACGAAGGTTTGACTCCAGAAGAAAGTAAAGAGTTAGATAAACTCTACGGTGATCTAAGTGTTACAGGAAAAAATGATCCTAAATTAGCACCATTGTTTGCACAGTACAATAAAGTACCAAGTGTATCTGCTGCAGATCCTGCAACACCAAACACAGCTGCAGATCCTGTAGATACTACCAAACCCCAACAATGGGCACCAGGTGTACTACATGTAGGTATGGGAATGCCGCCTGCGTCTCCAGATCCTAAAGTTATGGAGTTACAGAAAAAACTAGGTATCACTCCTGCAGATGGAAGATTTGGTCCTGGCACTGAAAAAGCTGTCAAGGCAAAACAAACAGAAATTGGCGCCAAACCCGATGGAGCATGGGGTCCAGAATCTCAAGCCAAATTTGCGGCCAAAGGCGGAACAGCTCCATCACCATCAGCTACTCCAGGTGCCGCAGGAGGTGCTTCAGCTATTCCAGCTGATGCTAGTAAAAAAGAACCTTATTGGGTAAATGGAACACGATATGAATGGAATATGTCCGGCGGCGGGCGTGGACAGGCAGCTACTGGAAAATGGAAAGTAACTGCTACCCCTCAAGATGCATTACAGTGGAATAGCACACGATATCGTTCTATGAACAAATTTACTGGTCCAGATTCTGCGTATGGCAAGACAGCTACACCGGATGCAACTGGTACTACTGCAACTAAACCATCAGCTACGCCGGGCGATGATTCTTGGGACGATAAAAATGCTACCAAAGTTCCTCCTATGAATTTGGACAAGAAACCTATGTCAGCACAGCAACGACTAGCTCAACAAAATGTTGAAAGGGCAAAGGCAAAGGCAGCCCAATTGGCAGCTGCCGGTCAAGATTCAGGAACATTTAAACAAGGCCAATTACAACCAAATGAAAGTGTTGAATTTAGCTTTGCTGATCAGTTGATTGAAAGTTTTGGTTATCAACCCAAGTAAATAAATGGCAGACTAGTTCTGCCATTTTCACCTCTAAAATTTCATAGAGGTTGCAATTACAAGATAAGTAGTTTATAATAGGCAAATAAGTTAAGGAGATAGTATGTCAGGTCGTAGTTATGGTCCCGAAGAAAAGGCAAAATTAGAAAGATTAATTAGCGAAGGCTCTACTGTTTTACGTGAAGTAGAAGATTTGCAAGAAGGCTTAAAAGAAACAGTCAAGGCTGTAGCAGAAGAATTACAAATTAAACCCAGTGTTATTAACCGAGCTATTAAAATCGCACACAAAGGCGACTGGCAGGCATACAACGCAGACTGGGAAGAAATTGAAGCAATTTTGGATATTACAAAGCGTATCTGATAAGTATTCTACCAGAAGGCTAGCGGGCCAATAAACCGCACGAAGGTATTTGCAAGCCTCAAATTGCATGGAGAAGAAAATTTATGTCTTATGTAGACGCATGGTTTGACCGCGAGAATGATATCATTAAAGTGGTTGAACGCAATAAGAAAGGTGAACGTGAGTTTCGCAACATACCTGTCAAACACACATTCTATGTAAAAGACCCCAAAGGTAAATTTACATCAATCTACGGCGATCCACTTACACGCATTGTATGTAAGAACACCAAAGAACTACGCAAAGAACAGGCCATTAATAGTGGCAAGGAAGTATTCGAGTCGGATATTAATCCAATTTTTGTAACACTAAGTGAACATTACTTAAATCAAGATGCTCCAAAACTAAATGTAGCATTTTTTGATATTGAGGTAGACTTTGATCCAGAGCGTGGCTATGCTAGTCCAGACGATGCGTTCATGCCAATTACTGCGATTGCTGTCTACCTACAGTGGTTAGAAACTATGGTATGTTTGGCTATTCCTCCCAAAAAGATCAGTATGGAACAGGCCAAGGAAATGGTCAAAGATTTCCCCAATACCTACTTGTTTGATAACGAAGCTGATTTGTTAAACATGTTCTTGGATCTTATACAGGATGCAGATATTATCAGTGGTTGGAACAGCGAAGGCTTTGATATTCCCTATACCACTAATCGTGTAACTAAAGTCCTGAGCAAGGAAGATACACGACGCTTCTGTTTGTTTGATCAATTGCCTAAACGTAGAGAATACGAAAAGTATGGTCGTACTAGCACAACCTATGACTATATCGGTCGTGTGCACTTAGATTATCTTGAACTTTATCGCAAGTACACATACGAAGAACGCCACAGCTATCGACTAGATGCTATTGCCGAATATGAATTAGGCAAACGTAAAACACAATACGAAGGTACATTGGATCAGCTATACAACAATGACTTTAAAACATTTGTTGAATATAACATTAATGACTGTAAGCTACTCGACGACTTGGACAAGAAATTAAAGTTCATGGATCTTGCCAATACACTAGCACATGAATGTACTGTACTATTACAAACAACAATGGGTGCTGTGGCTGTGACTGAACAGGCTATTATTAACGAAGCACATCGTAGAGGTTTCCAAGTTCCTAATCGTACTAAGATGAGCGAACGTGAAGATAGTGCTGCTGCTGGTGCTTATGTTGCTTATCCCAAAGAAGGCATTCAAGACTGGATTGGATCACTTGATATTAACTCACTGTATCCGTCGGCGATTCGTGCACTCAACATGGGTCCAGAAACTATTGTAGGTCAGTTGCGTCAAACACTAACAGAAGATTTTATCGAAACACAAACAGCTAAAGGCAAGAGCTTTGCAGCTGCTTGGGAAGGTATATTTGGTTCTTTAGAATATACAGCCGTCATGGAACAAGAGATTGGCACTGACATTACCATCGACTGGGAAAATGGCGACAGCGATATACTAAGTGCGGCAGAAGTGTATAGACTTATTTTTGAAAGTAATCAGCCATGGATGCTAAGTGCTAATGGTACAATCTTTACCTATGAAAAAGAAGGTATTATTCCAGGTTTATTAAAACGTTGGTATGCTGAACGTAAAGAAATGCAGGCCAAACTCAAAGAAGCTATCAAAGCAGGTAACAAGGTCGAAGAAGAATACTGGGACAAACGACAGTTGGTCAAGAAAATTAACTTGAATAGTTTGTATGGTGCTATTCTTAATAGTGGTTGTCGCTTCTTTGATAAACGCATTGGACAAAGTACTACTTTGACAGGCAGGCAGATTGTTCGTCATATGGCTGGTAAGGTCAATGAAATTATCACAGGTGAATACGACTACAGAGGCAAGAGTGTTATCTACGGTGACACTGACTCGTGTTATTTTAGTGCATACAAGACACTGCAAAAAGATATTGATGCAGGACGTATTCCGTGGACTAAAGAAACTGTTATTGCCTTGTATGACCAGATCGGTGAAGAAGTAAACACAACATTCCCACAGTTTATGCTGGACACATTCCATTGTCCCAAAACACGCGGCGAAGTCATCAAAGCAGGTCGTGAAATTGTCGGATCAAAAAGTTTGTTTATTACTAAGAAACGTTATGCTGTACTTTACTACGATAAGGAAGGCAAACGAGCAGATGTAGATGGCAAGCCAGGTAAGATCAAGGCTATGGGATTGGATCTTAAACGCAGTGATACTCCAGAATTCATCCAAGACTTTCTAAGTGATGTACTAGAAAAGGTTCTAACAGGCGCTAAAGAACAGGAAGTACTGGACCATATTAGCGAGTTCCGTATCAAGTTTAAAGGCAGACCTGGCTGGGAAAAAGGCTCGCCTAAACGTGCTAACAAGATTACCGAATACGAAGCCAAAGAAAAGAAACAAGGCAAAGCCAACATGCCAGGGCATGTCCGTGCAAGTATTAATTGGAATACTCTAAAGCGTATGTATAATGACAAGTATTCCATGGCTATTACAGACGGTGCAAAAGTTATTGTCTGTAAACTCAAACCTAATCCGTTAGGTTTTACATCAGTTGCTTATCCGGTAGATGAACTGAGATTACCACAGTGGTTCAAAGATTTACCATTTGATCATGCTGAGATGGAACAAACCATCATAGATAATAAACTAGACAATCTGATTGGAGTACTAAATTGGGATATCAACAGTACAGAAGAAAAGAACACATTCAACACACTATTTGAGTTTTAACATGAACATTGTAATTGCAGGGTATGGCTTTGTAGGCAAAGCTGTAGCAAATTCCTTAAAAGATAAAAATACACTACATATTGTTGATCCTAAGTATAATACTAATAGGATTACAGATTTTCCTTCAGCAGATGGTGTTATCGTCTGTGTAGGAACTCCTATGGGTAAAGGCGGAGACTGCGATATCAGTCAACTGGACTCGGTGCTTTACGACATGCCATATGGTACTCCAGTATTGATTAAATCAACTGTGCCGCCAGACTACTTGGAGAATCTTATTGCCAAGTATCCAGATAACGATATCTGTTATAGTCCAGAATTTCTTCGGGCTGTTAGTGCCGACGAAGATTTTTTAAATCAGACCTATATGGTTATTGGTGGAGAAGATTATAAATTCTGGCAAGAGTTATTTGAAGAAAGTTTGCCTTTCTGCAAAGATTACCTAAATACCACTATTGCAGAAGCCAGTATGATCAAATATACTGCTAATTGTTTTCTCAGTATTAAAGTAGCATTTTTTAATCAGCTATATGATATGTGCCAACTGAACGGTGCAGACTATGACACTGTTAGACAAGTATTATCATTTGATAATAGGATTGGTCATAGCCATATGCAGGTTCCAGGCCCCGATGGTAGTCGTGGATACGGCGGTGCATGCTTTCCTAAGGACACAAATGCGTTTGTAAACTACAGTGACCGCCTAAATACCAATGTTAGTATTTTAGAATCCACAATAAAATACAATAAAAAGATAAGAAAAAACCCTTGACAACACTAAAAAATCTAAGTACAATCAACTATAAAGGAATATTACCATGAAAGACTTTTTACAAGACCTCGTAGCACATACACACAGTTTGGGATTTTTGCCTCTGGTAAAAGTTTCAGCAACTAACAAAGAAGTTGCAATTGAATCTTTAGCTGAGGATCGTTCAGTTATCCTTAATGCTAAGTCTAAAGAAACAGTAGACGGTTTCGAAGGCGTATTTGGTATGCCTAATCTTAACAAGTTGGATATTATTTTGAAGTGTCCAGAATACAAGGAAAACTTTACTATCAATGTTGTTCGTCAAGAACGTAATGGAGAAGAAGTTCCAACAGGCTTGCACTTCCAGAACGGAGCAGGCGACTTTGAAAATGATTATCGCTTTATGAATCAAGATATCATCAATGAAAAGATGAAATCGGTCAAGTTTAAAGGTGCTAACTGGGATATCGAGTTCGAGCCAACTATGGCTAGTATCCAGCGCTTTAAATTCCAAAGTGCTGTACACAGTGAAGAACAAACATTTCAAGTGACTACTAAAGATGGTAATTTGATCTTCAGCTTTGGCGATGCAAGCACACACGCTGGCAACTTTGTTTTCCAATCAGGTGTTAATGGAAAACTGAAACAGTCATGGTCATGGCCTGTCACACAAGTTCAAAGCATCCTGAATCTAACTGGCGACAAGACTATGCGTATTGCAGATGCAGGCGCATTGCAAATTACTGTAGACAGCGGTATTACAGAATACGAATACATCCTACCAGCACAATCTAAATAATGAACAAGAATCTGACAGCCACACAGAACGATTATGCGTACTTCCTGCCGGCAACGTCAGGTTTTTATAGTACATATATAGGTAAACAGCGTCACAGCAACTATGTAGACCCTGCACGTATTCCTGCTAGCTTTGGTCCTCTAGGTATTGAAGCAATGAATTACTTGAACCCTAATGCGGCATTTTATTTCGATCATTGTTTGTATTCAGCAGGACATGCTAATTTAGATCTATCAAAACCAGATCCTAGTGAGGATATGTTTCGTAATCGTGATAGATCTACCAGCTGGGTGTTAGGTGACTCGGGCGGATTCCAAATTGGTAAAGGTGTATGGGCCGGAGAATGGAGAGATCCTAATGGTCCTGAAGTTGCAGCCAAGTGGGCAGAAGTTCGTGCTAAAGGTGTTGAACTAGTTCCGCAACTACATCCAACAGGCGATCCTAAAACAGATAAGAATGGCAATCCTAAGTATACTAAGATTGATCATGTAAAGAACTATCAAGCACTATTAGATGCTGCACAAAAGAAACGTGAACAAGTACTGGCATGGATGGATGCTTTAATGGATTACGGAATGGTGCTTGATATTCCTGCATGGGTAGAACGTAGTCCTGTAGGAAAGGCTGCTACAGGTATTGCTTCGTATGATCAAGCTGTTGATGCTACCAAGTACAATAATGAATATTTCATTAAACATCGTACAGGTGCATGCAAGTTCTTAAATGTGTTGCAAGGTGAAAATCATGCACAAGCAGAAGATTGGTATCAAAAGATGAAAGACTTTTGTGATCCAAATATCTATGGCGACAAAGCATTTAACGGTTGGGCCATGGGTGGACAAAATATGTGTGATGTTGAACTAACATTACGCAGACTAGTGGCATTGAAGTTTGATGGACTTCTTGAAAAAGGTCATCAAGACTGGATGCACTTCTTGGGCACCTCTAAACTAGAATGGGCATTATTATTAACCGATATTCAACGTGCTATTAGGAAGTATCATAATGAAAACTTTACCATATCTTTTGACTGCGCCTCACCGTTTTTGGCAACTGCAAACGGACAAATCTATGTCCAAACAGAAATCAAAGATAGAGAAAAATGGCTCTACCGCATGTTGCCCAGCCTTGACAACAAGAAATATGCCAAAGATACTAGACTATTCCAAGATGCGGTAGTACAAGACAGACACTTTGAGTCATTTACTACAAGCCCTATTATGGATGGTGTAGAAGTTAACAAGATTTGTATCTACGGCCCCGGCGATCTAAACAAGATTGGCAAGGAAGGCAAGACATCGTGGGACAGTTTCACCTATGCTATTATGATGGGCCATAATGTTTGGTTACATTTGAATAGTGTTCAAGAAGCTAATCGTCAATATGATGCTGGCCTGTGTCCTGCTATGTTAGTAGATGAAAAATTTGAAAGAATCTACTTCCGTGATGTAGTTGATGCTATCTTTAGTGCTCCAGATCGAGAAACTGCTATTGCTATTATTGATAGTTTTGATAAGTTCTGGCAGGCTATTCCTGGAACACGTGGCTATACTGGCAAACGTACAGTTAATGCTAGTACCAAATTCTTCGAATTGTTTGAAGAGGTAGATGAATCTAGTGTACAATCTGAAGATGAAGTTGATTTTGACAAATCAGCAATTGATAAACTGGACGCATTAGAGGCAAGCGTACATGACATTACCTGACGAAAGATTTAGAAGTATACAGCGAACTGAGGAGTTTTTGCAAGACCTAATGAATCCTCAAAAAACTCCACGTATTCCAAAAGAAATCCGTGAACAAGCTCGCTGGTGCTTACGTCATTATCCTAGCTATCATAATTTAAAAGAATTAGAACGTGCGGCTCCGGAGGTTGTGCAAGAACAAATGGAAGATGTACAACGTATGATCAAGTATTGGGAAGAAGGAAAGAGGTTTACAAATGAAAACTAGTCTTGTTGTTGGCTTAGGTATCGGCAATCTATACGCAAAGGTATTAGAGCAACTCGGTCACGGTGTTATCACTGTAGATAAAGATCCTAGTAAAGGTGCAGATTTTGAAACTGTAGATACAGCCATTATTAAATATGGCTTATTTGATACTGTACATATCTGTACTCCGAATTTTACACATTTCGAACTTGCAGCCAAAGTAGCACCAGTTAGTAAAATTGTGTTTATTGAAAAACCAGGTGTTGCTACTAGCCTTACTTGGAAACAACTGGTAGAAACATTTCCTAAAACACGATTCATGATGGTTAAAAACAACATGTGGCGTAGTAATATCGGGGATCTTAAAGAGTTAGCAACTAGAGCAAAAACTGTTAATATTGAATGGACTAGAAAGAATTGTGTTCCTAGTCCAGGAAGTTGGTTTACTACACGCAAACTAGCATTTGGCGGAGTTAGCCGTGATCTAATGCCTCACTTATTAAGTTTATACATTGCATTAAATCAAGATTGGCATAATAAAACTACTACAGAAAAGTTTGCTCTCCAAGTATGGCGTTTAACTGATATTGATAGCACAGAATACGGCACTGTCAACCCAAACGGTACATATGATGTTGATGATTTATGTACAATAACATTTAGCAATAAGTGGAAATGTGTGGCTAATTGGCGCAATAACTTGTATGATAAAAGTACCATTGACTTTGTCATGGAAGACAACAGTATAGAAACATTTGAATTAGGGTGGTGCCCCGAAGATGCTTATAAGAACATGATCGAGGATGCTATAGATAATATAAACAATTATGTTTTCTGGTTAGAACAATACGATATAGATACTTGGATTCACGAACAAATAGAAAACTTATGAGAACTAGAATTTTATACACCACAGGCGATGGTAATTTTGTAGAAACTGGTTGGGATAAACCTGAACCTAGTCCGACTGAAATTGAAGTAAAAGCCTTAATGACCGGTGTTTGTCGTAGCGACATTGATATGATGGTAGGTGAGTTTGGTCCGTTACCATTGGAAATGAGTGGACACGAAGGTATTGGACAAGTCACTAAAGTAGGTGCTAGTGTAGAAGGAGTACAAGTCGGAGACTATGTTGCTACACGCGGGGAGCCTGCCTATTCGGATTACTACAATGTAAAACCTTTTGAATATGTGCGTATACCTGAAGCACATCCCCGTTATATTTTAGAACCGGTAGCTTGTGGTATTAATCTTATTGAGCAGGCCAAAACATATTTGCAAGACCGTCAGGGCAGGCACGACGATAATCGTATGCTTATTATTGGTAGTGGATTTCTTGCATGGGTCGCTTATCATACAATGCGTTTAAATGGTTATATCTTCCATGTAGATGTACTAGGGCACAGCAATCAAAAACTATGGGGTAATAAGTTGTTGTCTAATACTATTGCAAACTACGATGTAGTTGTTGATCTTAGTGGAAATTATGAACTAGGTACACAGATTAACCTAAATAATAATGCAGTAATTGTAGACGGTGTCGGTAAAGCTGTATCAAAACAAGAAGCACAGGCTCAACTTTGGAAAAGTGTTACTACTATAAAGCCCAGTCCACGCAATCCTAAGTTTATTGATTGCATGCACATGGCAAGATATTGGATTGAAAACGGTTATCTAGAGGTTGACAGTTTCTGGACACGATCGTATAATCGTACTACTGAGTGGCAACAAGCGTTTGCGGATGGTATGGATCGTCCAAGCGGTTATAGCCGAGGTTATATCAAATGGGACTAAACACTGAAGAACGGCAAAATGTCGTTTACTTTACAGGTTATGAAGTCGAGCATACTCGTTGTTACGGTATGAAAACATTGTTTGTAGTAGGAACTCCTCCATTAGAAGAGATTCTGCAACAGGCAAATCGAGATATTGAGATTAAACACATCTACTTTGGTACTAGCCAAAGTTTTAATCCTAACGATATTACATTTGAAGAATATCGTGCTTGGGATGAAGTAATCCTTGGTTGTCTTAAAGAAGACTATTGGGTTACTTTAGACTTTGATGTCAAACATGTAGAAGGAGTACTTGAATCTGGATATAATGAATATCCAAGATTTGTACCGATGATTAGTGTTAAGTTACCTTACATTAATCAATTTAACTATAACGCCACGCTTAAACTGGACGACCTCACGTGGGGCAAGACTAATCCAGGTGTGTGGACTCATCAACTACACGATCTTATGACCAAGGATACTTATACCTATTGGGATCAATACACACAGGACACACCAACATGGCCACAAGAATCAAACGATCTGTAATCAATAATTATGCTCCGTTGTGTGCATTGCCCGGATGCACTAACAGAGCTAGTTATCACAATGCCGGTAAAAAACTAAACGGATCATTAACAGCTAAATGGAAGATGTTTTGTACTGCACATCGTACTACTAGAAAACACGAAGTTGATCATTGGAAAATATCACAAAAATGTTCTAACAAAGATGCACACCATGGATTTGCATGTACAGCAACTATTTTGTTTCCAGAACAATTAGATGTTAATCATATAGACGGAGATCGGCATAATAACGATCCAACAAATTTAGAATGTCTTTGCAGAAATTGTCATGTGTCAGTAACAAAGCAAAACGGACATCACTTGACTAGATATGTAAACGAAGTTCCATTAAACAATACACTTTTTGAACAATCAGTATGAATATTAAACAAGACATTAGACCAAATAAAATGATCTGGGTAACCTTTCAAAAAGAAGGTATGCACAAATACCCAGCAGCCCTTACAGATCCTAACCTAGCAACAGGAGATGAATATGATGTTAGTTTTCTAGGCTATCCGCATCGTCACATTTTTCATTTCAAAGTATGGATCAGTGTAGTGCATGATGATCGAGATATTGAGTTCATTCAATTCAAACGATGGTTGCTAAATTTGTACAAAGATAGTATACTAGCGTTAGACTACAAGAGTTGCGAAATGATTTCAAACGATTTATATGAAGTCATTTCACAAAAGTATCCAGGCCGTGAGGTATGGATTGAGGTCTCCGAAGACGGAGAAAATGGTTCATTTATTAAGTATTAATATACAAGGAAGATAGCATGAATAAGAGCTACAAGGACATTAGTTATTTCGAATCTCGTCCTGATATCGTTAAAATCTTTGAGGATCTAGAAGGATTCCTCGATTGGTGCAAAATGGAGGGTGCTCCGTTTAACGAAGCAGATCTTTATAATCGTGAAAGCTGGCAGTGGCGCAACTTTGACAAGACACGCCGTCCTAAGAAACCATGGAACGGTGAACGCAAGCCTTACCTAGGTAAAAATCCACGCTACAACAATGAACATATTTCTAATTGATTTAGAAGCCGTAGACACAAGGTACACGGGTCAATGGAAGACTCATGTACCTGAGCTATTACGAAAGGCAGGACACAATGTTCAAATTCTATCTGGCCCTGAGGATATTCCTTCAGCCACTACTCCTGGTGCTTTTCTTAATTTTGGTGGCACCAATATCTATAAGTCTAGTCAAGTTGAACAAATGGGTAGGCTTTTTTGCTCCGGATCAGTACAGCCTGGCGATCACTTCGTGTTTACCGATGCTTGGCATCCTGGCATCATAAACTTAAAGTATATGAGTGAGTTGCTGGGCATTCCAGTAACAACACATGGCTTATGGCATGCTGGTAGTTATGATCCTCAAGACTTTCTTGGACGACTAGTTGGTAATAAGCCGTGGGTTAGACACGCAGAAAAAAGTTTCTTTTATGCGTTTGACCATAATTACTTTGCTACACAATTTCATATTGAAATGTTTTGTAAAAACTTACTAGAATTCACTCCTGCTAAGACACTATACGATACAAAGATTGTGCGTACAGGCTGGCCTATGGAGTATATGGTGGATACACTTGCTCCATACCAGAACATGCCCAAGCGTGATCTTATTTTGTTTCCACATCGTATTGCACCTGAAAAACAAGTTGAGATCTTTAGAGATCTTGCTACGCACTTACCACAGTATGAATTTGTAGTGTGCCAGGACCAACAGCTAACAAAAGATGAATATCATAACTTGTTAGGTGAAGCCAAGATGGTGTTTAGTGCCAACTTACAAGAAACACTAGGTATTAGTTGCTATGAAGGTGCGGTAGTTGATGCTATTCCCATGGTCCCGGATCGACTAAGTTATACAGAAATGTATTACGATGGATTTAAATACCCTAGTAAGTGGACTGAAAGTTTTGATGCTTATACAGTTTACAGAGCAGATTTATGTCGTAAAATAATGGAACATATGGATAATTACACAACAAGGATTCATATGGTTCAAAAACAAGCAAAGGATCTACATGACCAATTCTTCAGTGCCGTCGGATTACTCGATAACATCAAGTGATACTATTCAAATTTCTTCACTCGATACTATAACGCTAACGGCATACGATCCAAGTACTTCTGGAATAACAGGATACAATACTAATACGGGATATTCAGGCTATTCCGGAGGTACTGTAACTATAAACACAGGTAGTGCGGGTAGCAGTTATGGTACTATTTCACCGTTAACTACTAGTCAGCTTAATACAATTACAGCAGGATCTGGCTTAAACGGAACAGATTATTCTACGTTCACATTCAACACTCCTGAAGATTGGGTTAATCAATTTCCAGATTGGAATCGAGTACAAAAAATGTGTGAAGAGTATCCAGGACTAAAAATAGTATTTGAAAAATTTAAGACAACATATAAACTAGTGAAAGATCATTATGATACTCCAGCAGATCAGCGACCGCGTCCTTAATTGGCTTGAACGCCATGACCGCAAACGCATTATTATGGATCGTACAGAAAACGAACCATATCTTGAACGTTACTATATTTTCTTCAAAGAACGTGTAACATTTCCATACAACGTTTTTTTACACAAATTCTTAAAGTCAGATCCAGATGATGTACACGATCATCCTTGGAATTATTTCACTATCATTCTTGCTGGTGGTTACTACGAGTGGATTGCTCAGTTTAATGAGGATGGTACAAAGAATTCGGAAGTAAGAGTATGGCGTGGTCCTGGTAGTTTTCGCTTTGGTAACACACATACCTTTCACCGCATTGAATTGAAAGAAGGCGTTACTCCTTGGACATTATTCTTTGTGGGTAAACGTCAACGTGAGTGGGGATTTATTGTAGAAAATAAATGGATCCACTTCGAAAAATACCTAAGTGATAGAAAGAATGGCCCACTACCCAACAACTAATATAGCTGCTAACCCATACTACAGTACCGGAACTAGTGGGCAAATCTTAACCAGTAACGGCACTAATGGTACTTATTGGACTACCAATACTACCGAAGCATTAAAGATTAGTCAATCCAATCCTCCTGAACTAGAAGTTAAAGGTCGATTGGTTATCAACGGTCGAGATTTAGAAGAACGGCTAAACACTATCGAAAAAGTCTTGCAAATACCTGAACGAGATGTTAAACTAGAAAAAAAACACCCTAACTTAAAAAAGTTGTATGACGACTACATTAATGCTTTGGGAAAATACAGAACATTTGAAGCAATCAAAGGAGATGAAGAATGACATCGGCATTAATTAAACTTATTTTAGCTATTACTCTAATTGTAATTGCAATTGCTATAGGCCCGTTGTTAGGCATTTGGAGTTTGAACACACTATTCCCTGTATTGCATATTCCTTTTACATTGGAAACATGGGCTGCTTTTGCTATTTTATTCGGTGGTAGTATTGCTACTAGGATCAAACGATAATGTTAACTGTTAAAGAATTAGAAGAAAAGATTGCACAAGTTGAACGCGATCTAGCAAGTCAGGATAAGATTGCTGCTATTGACGTACTAACTCTTTATAAAGAATATCTCGAATTTGAATTGGATGCGCTTAAAAGAAATGAAAGACCTAATCGTTAAAATTCCATGGGAACATCAAGACGGATTGTTTTGGAGTGAAATTTGTGCTAGTGTAGTAGAAGTCTTTGGATTGCCAGGTAATAGATTTGTATACTCTGCTCATGACAAATTTATGACTTTTAAATTCAATAATCAAAAAGATTACAATTTATGCCGAGTATTATTAAGTGAACATATTCGAGTATAAAATATTTGCAAAAACCTAAATAAACCTATATAATAACACATAGGAGTAATAATGACTGAATCCAGAACATACGAAAATATTAAAATAGGCGTAGACATACAAGACGATGATAACAAAGATTATCAAGAAGCATATCTTGGAGATCATCTTCGCTTTAAAATGAAACGTGAAGGCAAACGTTTTTGGGCTGGCGATAATATCAGCGACTATGTTAGCGAAGAAGACAAAGCAAAACTAATTGACGAAGCAACAGAAGCATTTGAAACTGTATTAGATCGGTTGCTTATTGATCGCGAAAACGATCCTAATAGCAAAGGTACAGCCAAACGATTGGCTAAAATGTATTTTAATGAGGTGATGAGTGGAAGATATGAACCAGCCCCAGACGCAACAGCGTTCCCAAATGATTCGGCAGACCGTTACGAAGGTATGCTTGTTGTACGCAGTGAATTGCGTAGTATGTGCAGTCATCATCACCAACCTGTGGTTGGTGTGGCTTATATTGGTATTATTGCTGCCAGTAAACTTATCGGTTTATCTAAGTATACCCGAATCGCACAGTGGTGTGCAAGGCGAGGTACTCTCCAGGAGGAACTTTGCAATGATATTGCTAGGGAAATCCAAAAAGCCACAGGAGCCGCAGACTTAGGCGTGTACATTCAAGCAGTACACGGTTGTTGTGAGAATCGTGGTATTATGGCACACTCTAGTCTTACACAGACTACAGTACTAAAAGGTGCATTTAAAGATGACCACGGTACTAAGAAAGAGTTTTTTGATAACATTAAAATGCAACAGGAGTTTGCGCCAAGATGACAACCGCAAAAGAACTAACTGATAGTTTAATCTATCGTGCTAAGAATCTGCAAGAGTTTGTAGTTGAACGAGATATTCGTGATCTGCCGTCAGGTGTGATTAAATTTAATGTTCAACATACAGCTGGACATCCTGCTCGTATTTTTGTTCCTGCACTAACACAAGAAGAAGCAGAACAAATGGTAGACGAGTGGTTTAAAGAAGATAATGATGATTAAAAAACTATTTGCAAGAATAGTAAGTGAAGTGTTATACTACTTAGGGCATTGGATTAGTTTTCCAATGCATTGGTTCGATTGGGCATGGCTATATCCTACATATAGCCGTCTAATGTGCTGGAGTAGTGAAATACAAGAATGGGCAGGCAATACTAAACCGTGGGAAACAATAAATGAGCAAGATTAAAATAGCAGAACTGTTTTATAGTATTCAAGGTGAAGGTCGATATATGGGGGTGCCCAGTGTGTTCCTCCGTACTTTTGGATGTAATTTTAAATGTCAAGGATTTGGTATGCCGCGTGGCAAATTAAGTACCGAAGCAGAAGATCTTGCTCAAATAGTACACTTATATAATACATATGAAGAACTTCCTCTTGTCACTACCGGTTGTGATAGCTATGCCAGTTGGCATCCTGATTTTAAGCATCTATCTCCCCTACTTGATACTAACGCAATTGCCGATCGTATTATGGATATTATTCCGCATGGTACGTGGCAAGATGAACATTTGGTGATCACTGGCGGAGAGCCCTTGTTGGGTTGGCAACGTGCTTATCCTGACCTGTTGGATCATACTAAGATGCAGGGCCTGAAAGAGATTACTTTTGAAACAAACGGCACTCAACCTTTAACTGAAGAATTTAGATCATACTTACATAGTTGGAAGAAACAAAATTCTAATCGTGAAATTACATTTAGTGTAAGCGCCAAACTTCCTGGTAGTGGTGAAGTATGGAGTGAAGCAATTAAGCCACAAATAGTTTGTGAATACGAATGGTTTGGGACTGCTTATCTTAAATTTGTTGTAGCAACTGAACAAGACCTGCATGATGCCGAACAAGCAGTAGAAGAATATCAAAGGGCCGGGTTCACTGGTAACATCTATTTGATGCCGGTCGGCGGTGTCGAAAGTGTATATGCCTTAAACAATAAAACTGTAGCATTGATGGCAATGACTCGCGGGTGGCGCTACAGTGATCGATTACAAGTGCCATTGTTCAAGAACGAGTGGGGTACTTGATGTTTTTTATGCTTTGTTTTACATTTGGTTGGGCAATTATATTATTTTTGATTTACCAATCAATAAAAAACATAACTTATAAACAAGGCAATAATGAGGATACAAATGAAAAATCTAATTAAGAAATGGTTCGGACTTGATAAAATAGAAGCTGCTGTAGCTGAAGCAGAAGATAAGTTAAAGGCAACCACTGAAAAGATTGTGGAAGCTAAAATGAGTCCGAAAGAACTAGCAACTGCCAAAGGCGAACCTTGGGTAGCTGTTTTGGATACACACATCAATAAAGAAAATGTTCGAAATGGATTCTTTGAGCTTGACTGGAATGACCTATTTGTAGTACAATTGAAACAAGCTGGTTATGGGTTTGAAGGCGATCCTGACGAAGAGATTGTAGATCGTTGGTTTAGAGATTTAGCCGCAAACATGCTAGCAGAGTCAGGACAAGATCCTAACAGATCAAGTGCTGGATTTATTAACGTAAGTAGATTGGGTGGCGGTAAAGCCATAGTTGAATGACATATATCATAGTCGATACAGCTAATACATTCTTTCGTGCCAGGCATGTAGTACAAGGTAGTGCTGACATTAAGTTAGGTATGGCATTTCATATTACACTTAATAGCATTAAGAAAGCATGGAATGATTTTGGCGGTAGTCATGTAGTGTTCTGCCTCGAAGGTCGTAGCTGGCGTAAGGATTATTACAAGCCTTACAAAGCTAATAGACAAGAAACTCGTGCGGCAATGACACAAAAAGAACAAGATGAAGACAAATTGTTCTGGGAAGCATTTGACGAGTTTAAAAATTTCATTACAGAAAAAACCAATGCCACTGTAATGCAACATCCTAATCTTGAAGCAGATGATTTGATCGCCGGCTGGATACAGGCACATCCAGATGCTAAACATGTGATCATCAGCACGGACGGAGATTTTGCACAGCTAGTAAGTCCTACAGTTAGCCAATATAATGGCGTAGGTGATTTACATATTACACATGAAGGAATCTTTGATGCAAAAGGTAAACCCGTTAAAGACAAAAAGACAGGCGAGCCAAAGCCAGCGCAAGATCCAGAGTGGATGCTGTTCGAGAAATGTATGCGTGGTGATACCAGTGATAATGTCTTCTCAGCGTATCCTGGTGTGCGTACTAAAGGTTCTAAAAACAAAGTTGGTCTGCTTGAAGCGTTCGAAGATCGTAAAAGCCGCGGATATGCGTGGAACAATCTCATGTTACAGAGATGGACTGACCATAATGGCGAAGAACACAGAGTCTTAGAAGACTATCAACGCAATGTACAATTATGCGATTTGACAGCGCAACCTGCAGACATTAAAACTAAGATTCAAGAAACAATTAAAGCTAATGCTGTGCCTAAAACAGTAGACCAAGTCGGTATCCGCATGCTAAAATTCTGCAATGCATGGGATATGAAAAAGATTGCAGATAATATTCAATCTTATGCAGAACCATTTCAAGCCAAATATCAAGGAGAACTAAATGAGTAAATTAGCAAAACTAGCAAAAGTAAACGAATCAATCACTATCAATCGTTACGATAACGGTTGGATGATTGAAATCAGTGGCCGTAATAAAAAAGACGATTGGGCTACTACAAAAAGTATCTGCAATACAGAAGAAGAAGTTATTGCTATAATTAAAGAGTGGAATACTTTACCACTAGATCAATAAGGAGATAATCATGGCAACATGGACCGTTAGTACATATTATAAAAAATCCTGCCAGGAAAACGAGTATTGGTCTCAAAAAAATGGTGATGGTAAAATTGCAGTTGTTAATGGATTCCGTTACGGTGAATGGACGGTAGAAACCACAGATGATAATCCTCCAGAGTTTGAATTTGTAGAAGTGCCTGGAGGCGATGGCAAGCGAGACAGTATCAATATGTGCGATTGTGAAATCAACAATATCGAAAGTGTCGATCTTATAGAAATGTTCGATGGCGGTTGTTGGTATGATGTCGAGATTGAAGGTCTCAACGAAGAAGAGGAAGAAGAAATCCAAGAGTTTATTGACGAAAACAGCATCTACGAATTAGAAGAGCGAGAAGACGATCCATGGTACCAAACTGATACCGAATGGTGG